ATGTCCAACAACCCTTTCGGTGAATCCTCATGCGCTGCCGCAGCCAGCGGTTGCGTGGAGGTGCGCGGCGCGCGCGAGCACAACCTCAAGAATGTCGATGTCTCCATTCCGCGCAATGCACTGGTGGTGTTCTCCGGGGTGTCGGGTTCGGGCAAGTCGTCGTTGGCCTTCGGTACGGTCTTTGCTGAGGCGCAGCGGCGCTACTTCGAGTCCGTAGCGCCATACGCGCGGCGCCTGATCGACCAGGCGGGCGTACCCGATGTGGATGCCATCGACGGGCTGCCGCCGGCGGTGGCGTTGCAGCAGCAGCGCGGCGCCAGCAATGCACGTTCCTCGGTGGGCAGCGTGACCACGCTGTCCAGCCTGGTGCGCATGATGTACTCGCGCGCCGGGGCCTACCCGGCCAACCAGCCCATGCTGTACGCCGAGGACTTCTCGCCCAACACGCCGCAGGGCGCCTGCAGCACCTGCCATGGTCTGGGGCATGTGTACGAGGTGACCGAAGCGCTGATGGTGCCGGACCCGTCGCTGAGCATCCGTGAACGCGCCATCGCCTCGTGGCCGCCGGCATGGCATGGCCAGAACCTGCGCGACATCCTGGTCACGCTGGGCTACGACATCGATGTGCCGTGGAAGAAGCTGCCGAAGAAGGACCGCGACTGGATCCTGTTCACCGAGGAAACGCCAACCGTGCCGGTCTATGCCGGTTTCACGCCCGCAGAGACCCGCGCCGCGCTGAAGCGCAAGCTGGAACCCAGCTACATGGGCACCTATACCGGTGCGCGCCGCTACGTGCTGCACACCTTTGCCAACACCCAGAGCGCGCTGATGCGCAAGCGCGTTTCGCGCTACATGGAAGGCAGGTTGTGCCCGGCCTGCCACGGAAAGCGCCTGAAGCCGGAAGCGCTTTCGGTCACCTTTGCCGGCGTGGATATCGGCGAGTTCATGCGGCTGCCGCTGGACCAGTTGGCGGACCTGCTGGGGCCCATCGCGCAGGGCGATTTCAGCGCGCACAGCCGCGGCGCGCGTACCAGCGGCAGCGCCACGAAACGCGATCGCACGCAGCGGGCTGCAAGCGGCCGCCCTGTCCACGCTGGGGCCCCCGACGTGCGGCTGACCTCGGCCCTGTCGGAAGAGAAGCGCTTGGCCGCGCAGCGGCTGGCAGGCGGCGTCATGGCGCGTGTACACCAGCTGCGAGGCCTGGGCCTGGGGTACCTCTCGCTGGATCGCGCCACGCCAACATTGTCGGCCGGCGAACTGCAGCGCCTGCGGCTGGCCACGCAGCTCAGCTCGTTGCTGTTTGGCGTGCTGTACGTGCTTGATGAACCCTCGGCCGGCCTGCACCCCGCCGACAGCCAGGCGCTGTACGACGCGCTGGACCGGTTGCGCGACGGCGGAAACTCGGTGTTCGTTGTCGAGCACGACCTGGAGCTGATGCGCCGCGCGCAGTGGCTGGTGGATGTTGGCCCGGAGGCAGGTGAGCACGGCGGGCGCGTTCTCTACAGTGGCGAGCCCGACGGCCTGCGCAAGGTCCAGGAATCGCGCACCGCCCGGTATCTGTTCGACCAGGTGCCTGCGGCCGCCAGCCGGCAGCGCACCCCCAGCAGCTGGCTGGAGCTGAAGGGCATCCACCGCCACAACCTGCAGGGTGTGGATGCGCAGGTGCCGCTGGGGTTGCTGACCGCAGTGACCGGCATTTCGGGGTCGGGCAAATCCAGCCTGATGGCGCAGGCACTGCCCGAGCTGGTGCTGCTGCACCTGGGGCATGAGCCCGAGGAGAACAGTGCCGAGAGTGCGCCCAACGACGCGCCGACCGTGATCGAAGCGACCCGAGGCCGGCTGGCTGGCGATGTGGACGCCATCCAGCGGGTAGTGCAGGTGGACCAGAAGCCCATCGGCCGCACCCCACGATCCAATCTGGCCACCTATACCGGCCTGTTCGACCACGTGCGCAAGCTGTTCGCCGCTACGCCCGCCGCGCGCCGTCGGCGTTTCGATGCCGGCCGTTTCTCGTTCAACGTGGCCAAGGGCCGATGCGAGACCTGCGAAGGCGAAGGTTTCGTCAGCGTCGAACTACTGTTCATGCCCAGCGTCTATGCGCCGTGCCCCACCTGCCACGGCGCGCGCTACAACGAGGCCACGCTGAAGGTGCTGTGGAATGACCGCAACATCGCCGAGGTCCTGCAGATGACGGTGGACCAGGCGCACGCGTTCTTCATCGAGGAAGAGGCCATTGCCCGTCCGCTTCAGCTGCTGCAGGAGATCGGCCTGGGCTATCTGAGGCTGGGCCAGCCGGCCACGGAGCTTTCAGGCGGTGAAGCCCAGCGCATCAAGCTGGCGACCGAGCTGCAGCGCAGCCAGCGCGGGCGCACGCTTTACGTACTGGACGAACCCACCACCGGCCTGCATGCATCGGACGCGGACAGGCTGCTGGTGCAGCTGCAGCGACTGGTGGACGCGGGCAATACGGTGGTGATGATCGAGCATGACATGCGCGCGGTTGTGCAGGCGGACTGGGTGATTGACGTCGGACCTGGCGCAGGCGCTGCGGGCGGCACCATCGTTGCGAAGGGAACTCCGCAGCAGGTGGCGCGCGCCAATGGCAGCAGGACGGCGCCCTTCCTTGCGCGGGAGCTGCGGCAGGGTGGGTGAGGCGGGGGCGTCGCCGGGGTGTACTGCTACTTCCGCACGCCACACCGCTCATCCTCAGGCACATCGCCAGCAAGCGTCAGTAGCAGCCGGTCCTGCAGCGTAGGCTCCTGCACGCCAGACAGGACCTGCTCCAGATAGGTCAACGGCACCAGTGACCACTGCAACGTGGCCTGCAGGGGGTAGATCGCAGGCGCCCGATGCTCGGCACCCAGCGCAACCCTGATCAGCAGAAGCGGCGGCTGCCTCTGCACGTGCAGCACCGGCACACCCTTGCACAGGATCTGGAAGGAAGCCGAAGCGGGCGTCCCCTCCAGGAACGCGAAGCCCTCCCGCGCCCGCGCCTCTGCGAATCGAAGCGCGTGGCGTCGCAGCGTCCAGAATGTCTCATCGGGTACATCACGGTAAGCGAGTACTTCCGGCTCAACAGGCTCTGGCGAGTGCATCTGTACGGCAACGACCAGCGCCAGAAAGAGCATCCACATCACCCCATGGCGCACCTTCATTTCAGGCCCCACCGAAGTGATCCTTCAGTCTGCCGGCTGCAGCCGTTCGCTTGCGTGCGCTGCCAGCCCCAGGCCGGCCATGATCAGCCCTTCCATCACCCGGTCGCCGACGTATTGCTCCGGCTCGCCGTTCTGGCGCGTGCGTTCTGCCGCCAGCAGCACTTCCAGCACCACGCGCAGGCCTGTCAGCGAGCAGTCGGCATCGGCCAGCGCCATCTGCCGGCCACGCAGCTGATGCCGCTCTGGCCAAGGCTGGCCGTTGGCGGCCACGCCCGAGCCGATGCTGTGCAGCAGCGCGATGAGGGTGTTGGGGTCCACGGCAGGCCCGGCCGAGGGTGCCTCGTGGATGGGCTGTGGGGCAGGGGAGTAGGGCGTGGTCATGGCAGGGCTCCTTGCGTGCAGGCAGAAGCCGCCACCGATAAAGGTGGCGGACGATGCGTGGCTCGAAAACCGGGTCTTTGTGCAAAACCGGCGGGCACAAGGCCCCCACGCACCGCCCGCCATAGCCGGCAGACGGATTGCCAGCCGGCACCACGCAACGGTGGTGCCGGCTGGCAAGCGTAATCAAGCACAAAGACACGGGTTTTCGACGCCCGGCCACCCGTTTTCGGTGGCATGGCAAGGAATACGCCCGGTTGCGCGCGATGCCAATACAGTAAGGGCAATGCCGTCACCGTTTTCGGCGTTTTCAGAATCGTTGTATGGCAGGAAAAGGCGCTAGAGGCTTGCCCTGCAAGGGCTGCCGGCGGTGCCGATTGGCCCGCATATTTCGTGCCGGTACCGACATGCTCTGACCGGGAGTAGGGCAGACGCGACAAATGGATGGACGGGGCGAACCCTCGATGCCCCCTTGAGGCCTGCTCCTATCTGCGGCAATCAGAGTGCACTGAGTGGCTGACGCCGCGCTCCACGCCATGGCACTATCCTGGATGCGTCAGGGGTGCTTGATAGGGGGGTACATGGAAAGTATGCAGAAAAGACTAACGATGGCCGATGTGGCTGGCTGGGGTTCGGCTGTCGTCACGTTTGGCTTGATTCAAGGCGCGCTCTATCTGAAGGCGTACTGGGGCCACTTTGGCCTTGATCCCTTTCAGTTTGTTGCGGTGAGCGAACTGGCCCTGGCCGGCCTGGCAGGCATCGGCATGGTGTTGTTTCTGATGCTGGTGGCCTTGCTGTTTAGCGGCTGGGTCGACGTGAAGCTGACGAGCGGAGCCTCCAAAAGCAAGCGGCTCGCCTGGCTGGGTCCAACGATCTTCTTCACTGGGCTAGGGGCGTTGCTTTGGTGGTCGAACGCGTGGCCTGTGCTGATAGGGCTTTTTCTGACCATCATCTGCGCGCTGGCCGTGCATCTCTCGCCAGTGATACCAACCGCCGTGAAAGAATCCCCTTGGCTGATCTATGCCTTGGTGATGCTGGTCTATGTCTCGATTGCTTCGAGCTGGCTTGGTTTCGAACGCGCCAGGACGATTTCCTCTGGGGGCGGCAAGTATGTGACAACGGTGACTGTTGATGAAATGGTGCAGAGTGGCCTGAGCCTGATTGGGATGCAGCAGATCCGAGCGTCGAGGCAACTCTAAGGTTGAAGCTTTGTTTAAGGTCAATAGCCTGGTGTGCGAAGCGTTCAGCCAGGATCGTGCTGCCGGCCTTGGCACAGCATCGCACCTTTGGGGCCGATGGATTAGAGGTGTTTATCGGGGGTAGGGCATGGCAGCTCCCGACCCAAAGCGGACATAGAGCGGATGTCCACTCCTTGGTGGTTATGGCGATAGCAGTCGGTCCAGTGGACTGATGATCTTCCCAATGGCTTGCTCCACATGGGTGTAGATCATGGTTGTCTTGATGTCGCGGTGCCCAAGAAGCAATTGGATGGTCCGGATATCCGTGCATGCCGCTAGTAGGTGTGTGCAAAGGATTGTCGTAACGTGTGGACGGATGCGTGCATTGGCAATGCCAGCCCGATGCAGGGCTGCCTTGAACGCCATCTGTACCCCAGATTCGGAAGCATGCCAACGCAGTCGGCGGCCGGACTGAGGGCAGCTCCGTACTACGCGGGAGGGGAAAAGGAACTGCCAAGCCAAGCTCTGGCTGGCTCCGGGATACTTACGCTCCAAGGCGTCGGGCAATGGAGCGAATCCGGCGCCTCGCGCGAGATCTTGCTTGTGCAAGATCGCCAACCTAAGCAATTGCCGCTGCAACGACTGCTGTAGTCGATCAGGCAGCACGGTGGATCGGTCCTTGCCACCTTTGCCCGCCCGGACGTGGATCAGGCAGGCTTCTAAATCTATATCTTTGACTCTGAGCGTCATGCACTCAGTCACCCGCAGTCCCGACCCATAGAGCAGGTGGGCCATTAGGGACACTATCCCGTCCATCTGCGCCAGGGCATCGGCCACTTCGTCCACGCTCAACACGACTGGCAGACGGTCCCTGCGCTGGATGCGCTGTAATCCGCTCAGGTGACCAACCTCTTCCTCTAAGACATCGCGGTAGAGAAACAACAGTGCGTTGAGGGCTTGATATTGTGTAGAAGCCGAAACAGCCGCCACTACAGCCAAGTGATTGATAAAAGCGACGATGCCAAGTGTCCCAACCACACGTGGATGCTGGCGGCTATGAAAAAAGATGTACTTGCGAATCCAGAATCGGTACGCTTTTTCGGTCCGGCGACTCAGATGTCGTCGCCGACACACCAGAGATGCCTGGTCCATGAGTCGCAAAGGCGGTGAGGGGTAGGGTTACCCCATGAGGGTCGCTGCGGTTGGGGTCAAATGCTGGCAGCATACCGCCGGCAGGAACTGCGTGGGTCCGGTTATACGTACACTTGTTAGCCGGACCCGGTCGTCCTAAGATCAAGTTGTTTCAAGGGAAATTCCCACCATACTGTGCTTTGCGGGTAAGTCGTATAACCGGACCCCGGGGTCCGTCTATTAGGTAGTTAGACCAACAAGGAGAGATTGCGCATGGCCACAAAGAAACCCGCAGGAGCACCTCGAAACAAGAAGAACTTGATTCCTATGGGGGGTACGAACGTTGCCGTATACGCTTCGCCGCGTGTGTCGAAGGCATTGGATGAGGTCACTGAGGATATGACGCTCTATCACGGCGTGCGCCTGGCTCAAGTAATTGAAGCTGTGTACAAGCAGGGCCAAAAAGACGGTGCGCGTAATGCTATTGAGCACTTGGATAAGCTTGTCGGTGACGTGAAAAAGGCCGTTCCACATCGCAATCCAGGCCAGCCAAAGAAGAACAAGAAATAGTTGGTCTAACAGCTCATTCAAGCCGACGCCGCATCGCGGCGCGGCTTAATTGGATGCATCTGTAGGGTGCAGTCCTGGAGCCACAGGCGAAAGTGCCGAAAGGGAGATCTCTAAGACCTTCTCCGGCGCTTGCTGTACTACACGCTTGAGAATACTGCTCTTGCCGACGCCATAATTGCCAGAAAGGGCAATGTTGCGCACCCTCGGGTTACCGAGCGCATGCTGAATCTCTCTAAAGTACACACCGTGGTCAGCTTCCTCGTACTCTGGGGTAAGAGGCAACAAGCCCAAAGGAGAGGGCTCGCCTGGATGCTCCTGCCGCTCCTTCCCTGCTGCGGCTTCTAGGAATACAGTATCTGAGCCGGGGGAGGGGAGCGGCGCATCCTGAAATCCGTCCTCAAGCGAGTTTTGACTGCTCATGACTTCCTGTCCAAGTGCATCATGCGAAATGCCAAGCGTAGCGCAGGCCGAGGTGTGGAAACAGTTGCCGGTCGGGGACGGGGACGTTTCGGTGTCGCACTCGCGTCGGTCCAGGGAAGGGCAGCCTTAGGCGCTTCAAAAAGGACTGGCCTAGCCTATTCCGCAATCCCTCTCGCAATGGTGCATTTAGTGTGGGTTCTAGAGCAGTCACGACGAGGTACGACCCGACGTGTTGCAGTGCATCGAGAGGGTCTATAGCCCCAGGCGGCGGCATAGTTCCAGCAAGGGCCTGTCCTCGTGGGGAGGGCGGCTGCGCGCACTAAACGGCTGGCGACTGTCTACAAGAGCCTGCGCGATTCATACCGGTAGTGTCGAGCGACCAACTGGCTCATTCGTATGCCGGCTTGGTGTCGTGTGGAACTTGAAACCAGGAACCTCGCTTCTTATCGACATACCGCTCAATAGTCATCGACTGCGCATCACCTGGGCTGAAGAATGGCGGAGCATCATTGTGTTCCTTAGCAGCCTCACTGAACGACCTCACTTTGGCCGCTAGCTCTCGCTCCATGCGAGCATCCTTAAGCGCTGGCCGCAGGGTGGCACCCCGGGCGAGCGCAAACCGGCTTTCGTAGACGGAAGCAATTAGCCCGCCCGCTAGGGGCCGAGGCGACATCGACAACAACCCGCGCTTCCTTTCTTCTTCTGGAATTCTCATTAGAGCTACGTGATTCGCATGAAGGTCGGCTTTGACATCCGCTCCCCACAAGAACTGCTGATTTGTGCTCATGAAGAGAGGGGCACAGCTACGATGGAGTCGATCAGTTGACAAGAAAACCATGCAGAATGGTAGATAGAACAGGTATGCGATGTCATTCAGGTTGGAGGGGCGATCAGCAGAAATTTTCCCAGTCGCCAGAGCGATCTCAAAGAAGATCTGGATCCTCAACACAAAGTGGGCATATGGTGCGAGCTCGGACAGTGTGGGCTCACCTGCGGCCTGCCACTTCTGCAGAATCGACTCTTGTAGCTGAGCAGGGACCTGAAGCTTTTCGATGGCAAACATGATCTGGAGTTGGGGGGATAAGTCTGAAATTACCAGATCTGCCACATCTCTCGCGCTCTCAATCGTCTTACATATCGTCAGATCAACGCCGTAGTTCTGTGCTTGGGCTGCAATGTCATGCAGGCTCAGCGTTTTTAGCTCTTGCCGCCATTTAGCCGCAAATTTGCGCTCGACTTCTTCAAACTCTCCCTGTTGCCAGCGGCTGAAGGCTTCCGCTTCCGGAGTCTTTCTGAACACCACACCGGTCTCACCTTCAACTTGAACAGGGATACCTCCCGCAACCATGATTTGACCCATCATGGGAACCTCTTGTCCCATTAGGTTTTGCAGAACCAGTGTCCGATGATGGACATTTGGTCCACCATGCATTTGTGGTGTCTTGAAGGCAACTGAGCCCACTACTTGTTCTGCAGTTCGTCCGCGGCTGGCTGGCTTCTCCAAGTCTGCCAGTGTCTCAACGTAGAAGATTGGGCTTGTTACGGAGTAGAAAAAGAAGTCGAACAGTACGGCCTCGTCGACGTTCAGCCCTTCCAAGAATGACTTGTCAAAAAGTGCTATAGGCCCCATTCCCTGCATCCATTCTCTTTAGTATCTAGCCATTCTAAGCACTACAGACCCCGGCGGGGGCAGATCGCGTGGCACCTTGATAGGCAGCTCGCCAAACTCACCCTTGAGGGTCTTACGACTGCGGCCGTTGCGGGTGTTGCCAGCACCGTTGGCCACCGGCTCGTGCTTCTCATGCCCCAAGTGCTCAGTCATCTGTGCGTCGAGCGCCTTCTCAACCAGCAGCTTGGTCAACTGCTTTAACATGCCGATCTCGCCGATCAGATCCTCAGGTCTCTTGTAGTTAGCCAACAAGCTGCTCGGCAATTCGTTGGGTACTTCATGTTTGTGTGAACTCATCGTTTCTCCAGGTCAGTTTCCCGCCGGTGACCCGTTCACACAAAACCTAGGTCAGGCCCATGCCCTCGCACGTCGCCAGGAGCCTCTGTGCAAAATGAGCATCCTCTTGAGTGGTCACCGTTGGGGCCTTTTATGATCGTCGGTATGAGGGCGATATATGGCTCATCAGTTCATTGATCTCGCCAGAAGTGGGAGTATAAGCAGGTTCAAATCGACCGCTTTCACCGGCGAAAACGTACTTTGAACAGAGGCATTCGTCATGCGACTGATCGCAGTTTATGCAGGGAGGATTGCAGATCTCGATCATTTGATCGATTGCCGTTGAAGGATCATCGGGATCGTAGATATCGGGATACCAGGAACTATCCGCAACAATGCACTCGCCTCTCGCGAATCTAACAACGTCATCAGTTCCTTCAAAATCCCAGCTCGACAGGGCCTTAAGGGCAGGCAAGAGAACAACACGACAGTAATCAAATCTATATTCATCAAGGTGGCAGAAAACGCGCCCTTCCTCCTCCATCAAACTCTGGAACGAGATCTGCCCATAGCGTTCGCCCAGCCCTTTGTACCGCGCTGGGTCAATTCGAATGTGCTTGAATGCGTTGTTGATTCCGTCGACCAGTTCCATTTTCCGATTTGCAAGATACGCCCCAGGAACCGAGAACTTTGCATCGAACGTTGTTACCAATTCTTTGCGTGACTCTTTTATCCCGTCTGCCGCTCGCACCGCCTGTAAGTAATCAACGCTGTGAGCCAAAATTAGGTTTGCACCGAAAGCTAGGTGGAGTGAGATCTCGTTTTTCCGGACCTTTGCCTCTAAATCTTTCTTTGCAGGCTCAAGGATGTACTTGATGAAGTGTTCGAAATCTTCACACGCCCGGTCAAGCGCTGATTTTTCTTGCGTCATAGGCTGAATCTCAACTCCTTGGGTGTGTTCTGAAGGGAGCCTGTGCAGACTCTTATGTAGACCGGTTTCAGTTTACAAGCAAGCGAAGTATTAACCAAGGCCTCTTAAGTGGGCGAGGCGGGCGTAGCATATCGGTTAATCGGCTGCGCAAGGCTGCTTGGACTACGGGACGACCGAGCGTGCCTTGTGCGCAAACAAGATGATCGACCAGCTCCGCAGGCCATCCGTGAGCTTCATCGTCCAGTGCAATCCATTCTCCTGTCAAGTCGTTGCCGTTATGGTCCAGCCAGAGTTTGATGCTGTGGCAGCGTGACACTGCTTCTGAGCGATATCGGGGGAGTTGATCGGGCAACCAGATGGAGCCAATGATGCGACTAGCTATAATCTAGGGAAGAAGTTCTGCGATATCCGAGACCGTGAGCGTATACGCCAACCAACTGGCGATCACTATATCGATACGTTAGGAATACGGTTCTATGATTGAAGCAAGGACTGGGACTTCGACAAAGCACGGGCGGGAGTGGGGGGGGGCGCAACCTAACGGTCGCCAGGTTGATGAAATGTCCAGTTGGGGTGGAGGGCGCCCTCAAAGTCCAGAAAAATGAGCATATTTGCGCTCGATTCGACTTACCTTGGCCCACCCCCAGAAAACTGGTGCAGGCTAAAGTAGAGACGTCGGCAGCATTGAGCCCCGTGACGAACGAGGATTCAGGCATGAAGAAGTCGCGTTTCACCGAGGAGCAAATTGCCTACGCGCTGAAGCATGCGGAGCTGGGAACGGCAGTGGGCGAGATCTGCAGGAGGCTGGGTATTGCCGAGGCCACCTTCTACGTATGGCGGAAGAAGTACGGCGGGCTTGGGCCTTCGGAGTTGAAATGTTTAAGGCTGCTGGAAGAGGAAAACCGCAAGCTCAAACAGTTGGTTGCCGATCTCAGTCTGGACAAGGCCATGTTGCAGGAGGTGGTCGCAAAAAAGCTCTGAGGCCTGCCCAGCGGCGCACCTGGGTTGGGCGGTTGCAAGAGCGCTTTGGGGTCAGCATGCGGCGGGCATTGCAGATGGTGACGATGTCGTATTCCAGCTATTCGTACAAGGGCAAAGCAAGGGACAGCTAGGCGTTACGAATGCGCATGCGTGAGATCGCCTCAACTCGGGTGCACTACGGTTGCGAGCGCGTGTTCGTGGTTCTGCGCCGAGAAGGCTGGCGTGACAACCACAAACGGATCCATCGGATTTACAAGGAGGAAGGCCCTTCTTTAAGGCATTGCCGGCCTCGGCGCAGCAGGAGTGCACGCCGGCGTCAGCCGATAAAAGTAGCTGTTGCCCCCAATGCACTTTGGGGGATGGACTTCGTCAGCGACGCACTGTTTGACGGTCGCCGCTTCCGGATGCTGACCGTGGTCGATCACTTCACTCATGAGTGCCTGGCCATCGTCGTGGATCAGTCGCTACGTGGCGAACATGTAGCCGAGGCAATGACAAGGCTCGCAGCCCAGCGAGGATCGCCAGGCGCTATAGTTGACGGACAGTACTTCTACTTTGCGGGCAGTTGCAGTGCGCGAAATGGCAACAGGTTAGCGGACGCCGCGCTTGCGTACTCTCCTCCGCCTACATGCATTACCGGCTGCAAAGTTCAGGGTGAGGCGTTCACCTCTTCCACGGGTGGCGTAAAGCTGTACGGCATGCGCGATCGCACCTATACCGGCGACACATGTGCAGCACAGAACATAAACGCCAACGAAATCAACCAGCCCGAAGAGCAGCAGAAAACAGAGGATGAGACAAAGCCCAAAGGGCCAGAGTGCACCGCTCTCGGCAATGGGCAGACTGGGTGTCAGAAGCCAAATGGCGACTACTGTGCAACTTCTTCAACCGGGAAGACGTTCTGCTGGAAGCCGAGCGAAAAGGGTAAGAAGACCGACGCCCAGGACGGACAGACACGCGATGAGAAAGGCAAGCCGGTCACCCCGCCGGATACGCCACCGGCTCCCGACAAAGACTGGCAGCGGAAGGAGGGGCATCAGCAGGAGGCATGCATCAACAACACGTGCGTCACTTACAACGTCACCAATTACGGTAGCACTGACAAAGGCAGTGCAAAGAACGGCAGCGGTGACAATAACGTCGACGGCACTGGAAATACTAGCGGCAACGGTGCGCCCGGAAAGGGGAGTGGCGGCGGGGACAAAGAAGGCGAGGGGGACTCTGCCACCGACAGCGGCAACTGCGAGGCTGCTCCGATGTGTACCGGTGACACTCTCAAATGCTTGCATCTGCGTTACACGTGGAAGAATCAATGCAATACGACTAAGGATGAGGTCGTCGGCGGTGACGATTGCAAGTCCGTACCGGTCTGCATCGGCAAGGGCTGCAAGGCGCAGGAATACGCGTCGGTATTGCAGCAGTGGCGAGGGCGATGCGCTGCGGAGGGTGATCGTGCGAAGTTGGCCGCAGATGCTGCCGCAGGCGCTGCGGATGCTGCCGGGGACGATCAATCTGCGGCGGTTTCCGATTTGTGGAAGAAGGGCCCGGGTCAGGACGGGCAGGGTCTTGACCGAAACAAGCTGACCTTGGGTGGCGGGGAGCTTTTCCCTGCGATTGACATCATGGGCACCGCCTGGGCGCCGCCAGCGCAACTGTACTCGGTGCTTCAGATGATCCGGCAATTGGTCATTGCGGCCGGTGCGCTGGCAGCGATGTACATCCTCTTTAGGAAGTGACTTCTATGGCTTGGTTGTCGTTCGATAGTCCGATGCTCGGCGGTTTGGCCGGGATGCTCAACAAGCTCATCAAGCTGCGTGCTGGGCTGTGGGTGGCGAAGATCCTTTCGACGCTTGGCTTAGGCTTTGCCGCGCAAGAATTCATCTATGAGCCGATCATTCAGCAGGCGATAACGGCGTGGAATTCCGTGCCGGGATACATCGCAAATTGGGTGCATGCGCTCGGCATCGATGTTTTCGTGTCGCTGTGCCTGAGCGCCTACGGAATTCAGGGCGCGTCACGCATCTTCCTTTCGCGGAAATATGAGAGCCCGACGTGATTGGTGATACCGCCTCAATTTCGTTGCTGACAGGCTTGCCGGGCTCCGGGAAGTCGCTGCGCATGGTGCAGCGTATCGCCGACTTGGTAGAGCAGGGGCAGCACGTCTTTACGACGAACATCAACGGTATCAACGTGCCGGGCATTACGCAGTGGACGGACCCTACGGATTGGCGTTCGTTGCCAGCCGGTGCGGTGCTGTTCGTTGATGAGGCTCAGCAGTATTTTCGTGCGCGCCGTGGTGGCGATCCGCCCGAGTACATCAGCGCTATGGAGACAATTCGGCATAGTGGTGTGCGGCTGGTGCTGGCTACCCAGCAGCCCAACTACCTGGACACGCATCTCCGCGGTTTGGTGGGCTTCCATGAGCATCTGTTGCGCCAGTCAGGCAAGGAAAAGACTTTTATCTTCCGCAACCATCAGGTGATGGATGAGGTTCGACAGGGCCTGAAGCGCATCAAGAGCCTGTACGACCATGAGATGTGGACGCTACCGGCGAAGTACTTCCAGTACTACAAAAGTGCGGAGATCCACACGGTCAAGTACCGGATGCCCGCGCTGTTGAAGAAGGCGCTCATCATCGCCCCAATCGCGCTGGTGCTATTCGCGCTGCCCTTCGGCTACATGGCCTACACAGGGCTGAAAAAGAAGGACGAAGCGGCCGGGTTGAAGGAGGCGGCGGCTTCGGCGCCGCCGACTGACCCGGCCGGTCGGCCGTCGCGCAATGCCGGTGGTAGGTCTGAAAGCCGGTCGGCAGAAGAATACGTCCAGGCGATCACGCCACAGGTGGCCGACGTTGCATGGTCAGCGCCGGGGTATTCCGGTCGCGAGTTCCGGAGTGATCCGCACATCTTCTGCATGTCCACGGAGAACAGCTGCCGGTGTGTCACAGAACAGAACACGCGACCGGTTGTGCCGGTGCGGGATGACATTTGCCGCGACATTGCACGCTGGGGTGAGTCGTACAACCCGTTCAAAGATCCGCAGATTGCGCGCCAAGGCGATGCGCCGCCAAGGCCGGATCAGCCGGAGGGCGAGGGTAGGCATGTTCCGGTTGCGCAACCGCAGGCCACGGCATCCGTGCAAGGGGTGGCAGTGCAGCGCGGCGACAGGGCGTTGGGCAGCTTCCCTGAGTCGCCGCAGCATCAGACGTCTTCGTACATGACGACACCCACAATTCCGACAAGGCTGTAGCCGGCCGATTCAAGGGCCGTGGCAGGAAATGGCGCGTCCGTCCTTGGTGAGCGATTCAATCCCTTGCTCTGTACGGATCAGATAGACGCCGCCTCGGCAGCTGACGTTGTCCGGTACCGGCATCCCGCCGAGTCGCACGGTCACGGGCTCGGTGTGTTCCCGAACTATCACAGTTTCCGGCTCGACCGTTGGGCACGCCTGACGGTCGTTCCTTTCTTGGGCCAGGACGCCGCGTGTCGCCATCAGGGCGAAGCCGCAGCCGATAAATCCCAGTGCCAGTACGCCGGCTGCGACCTGCCATCCACCCTTGCCCATAAGCCCCCCCCCAATGATCGTCCTGCGTGCATTCTAGCTAGCGCGAGTGAGGTGGGGCGCTCAGGCGCCGCCGTTGCGCTGGGCGGGAATGGGAGCGCTAGAATCGGCAAAATCTACGGAAAGGAGGGGGAGGGGCATGGATACAACGATGTGGGCAGGCCTTCTGGGCTTGGGCGGTGCGCTTGTTGGCGGCTTCGTAACGTTCCTCGTCGGGCAGCGCGCCGTCTCGGCTCAGAAGGCGAGAGATGCTGAGGCAGAGAGCGCTCAAGTCCGCGCAACGCTGCAGGCGATAAGGGATGAGGTGGATGTGCTTTCGGAGGTCCATATGGCCGCAGCAGGCACAAGGATCAGAGAGTCGTCCTCGGCCGCTCCGATAGGATTGTTTTACCCGGTCTCCGCCAATTATTTCACCGTTTTTGAGGCCAACGCAGACAGAATTGGACGTATTGAGAACGACGTGCTGCGGCGCCAGATCATCAGGACATATGTGCACTTCAAGGCACTTTTTGACACGATTCGCCTGAACAACCATTTCGTTGAACGCCTAGAGCACGCCGAAGCTGTCCATCGCGCAACGCCCGAGCCGCATGCGCCGATAGCGCTAAATGAAGCGGCGTTACACTGGCAGCAGACCGCGGATTACGCGCCTCTACTGAAGGAGTCAAATAACCGGGCAATGGAATCTGCTGCGACGTTGGCGTTGATGATCGATCAGTGGCTCGCGAAACCAGCGCGGGGTGTAGGGGCAAAGCCCCTACGGTAAACGCATCAGACGCGCTGGCGCGGCTTCGGCCCACGGCTCATGTAGACCACATTGGAAGGTTCGGCGTCGGGACCGGATACACCCACGCCCAACCGTCGCTCTCTGCGGATTCTGAGCGCTTCGGCAAGGTAAATGACGCTGGATTTCGTTGTGGTACAAGCCTTTCGGGGCGCTACCGATCTGGTGGCCACCTCGGCGCGGGCCTCGGCCATCATCAGCCGCCATTCGCGGGCGATGTTGCAGGTCAGCGACCACCAGGCCATGTCGATGGGTTCCAGCTGGTGGCCTTCGGGGGTAAACATATGGCCGCGCTGAAAGCCGAAACCAGCCCAAGGGCCGGTTAGATCTATTCGGTCATGGGGATCAATCTTGATCATGCTGCGAGCTCGTCCTTGTCGGGTGAACGAGAAGGCAGGCAAGAGCCAAGCCAGAGCCGCAGCCATTGCCACGCGGAGCCCACGAACGCCGTGGCGGACCGATACAGCATTTCGCATAATGTATATTATGTTCTTAAGATCCAGGCTGGACTGGCACGGCGCTTGCCTCAGCCATCCCAGGAACCACAATCGGAGAAGGAACAATGTCGGAGGTCCCCGCCGCAAACCTCGCCCACCTGGGCGCAGCAGTCGGCGCAATCGTCGCGAGCAACGCAATGCTGTTCAGCATGCTAGCTTCTCCAGAGCTTGTTGAAGCTGCTGCAAAGCTGTTTGACCAGCTTGCTGCCAGCCCGGCCCAAAGCCCGGGCGATGAGCTTCGCTTCGACATCTTTGGGCTGACGGCCCAGCAGCTGAGACAAATCGCGAAATCTGGCGTCCTGCCACGCCGTGGTGCTGCCGCAGGCCCTGAGCTGCACGAAGAAAGCTGA